TTTAGTTCATAAGAGGCTTTAAATGGAAGCTCTAACAGGCGTTCAAAAGTGGCTAAATTGCATCGGCAGCTACGACAATGAATACAAAAAGTGGGAAGCCCGTGCGACCAAAATTGTTAAACGCTACCGTGATGACAATCGCAGCCAAAACACAAACGAAACGGCTAAATTCAACATTCTGTGGTCAAACGTACAGACTTTAATCCCTGCCGTATACGCTCGATTACCAAAGGCTGATGTTGCTCGACGCTTTGGGGATAACGATCCAGTAGCAAGAGTAGCAAGCCAATTAATTGAACGTGCGCTAGATTTTGAGATTGAGCATTACTCTGATTTTAGATCGACTATGCGCTATGCCGTTGAAGATAGGTTTCTCGGCGGTCGAGGCGTGGCATGGGTAAGGTACGAACCACACGTTCGGGCGCAAGACATTCCGGAAGATGGTTTGCAGATAACAGAGGACGTTGACGAAACGGACAGTCGGCGAATCCAGACACAAATGACGATGGATGGCGCAATCGGTGAGGAAATCGAGCCACCAGAGGAAATTGAGTACGAGTGTGCGCCTACCGACTACGTTTATTGGAAGGATTTTGGACACTCTGTAGCACGGACTTGGGAAGAAGTGACGGCTGTGTGGCGCTGGGTTTACATGACAAAAGAAAGCCTAGTCGAACGATTTGGCGAAGAAACGGCAAAAAAGATTCCAATGGATGCAGGGCCAGAAACCAACAAGCAGTATTCACAAGGCGCACGAGATTTCACAAGAGCAAAGATTTGCGAAATCTGGGACAAAGAAAGCGGCAAAGTTTACTGGATTAGCAAGAGCTGTCCTGACATACTAGATGAGCGTGATGATCCGTTAGGGCTGGAAAACTTCTTTCCATGTGCTAAGCCTCTTTATGCAACAACAACTTCAGACACGCTTGTGCCTGTGCCTGACTTTACTTTGTATCAGGATCAAGCCAACGAGCTAGACATTCTTACAGACCGCATCGACGGCTTAGTTAAAGCGCTACGAGTGCGTGGTGTCTACGATGCTGCACAGCCTGCGTTACAAAGATTGCTGACTGAGGGCGATAACAATACGCTGATTCCCGTTGATAAATGGTTAGGATTCTCAGAGAAAGGCGGTTTAAAAGGGTCAATTGACCTGTTGCCGATTGATGTTATGGCAGCAACGCTCATGCAATGCTATCGAGCAATGAATGAGATTAAAAACCAAATCTATGAAATAACAGGCATTTCTGACATTATTCGGGGACAGTCAGCAGCTAGTGAAACCGCTACCGCCCAACAAATAAAAGGACAGTATGCAGGTCTGCGGCTGCGTTCGATGCAAGAAGATGTTGCCTTGTTCGCTAGTGAGCTATTTCAACTAAAAGCACAGGTCATTTGCACTAAGTTTCAACCAAGCACAATTCTTCAGTACGCAGCTGCTCAAGCTATGCAACCCGCAGATCAAGCGCTGATCCCGCAAGCGTTAGAATTGCTTAAAGACAAGCCTCTGCGTTCATTCCGTATTCAGGTTGATGCGGATAGTCTTGTTCAGATTGACGAGCAACAAAATAAACGTGAACGTGTAGAGTTCTTGCAGGCGATGGGTGGGTTCTTAGCGCAGGCGTTGCCGATGGGTCAACAAGTGCCTGAGATTGCGCCGATGTTGATTGAATTGCTCAAGTTTGGTGTTGGCGCATACAAGAAAGCCGAACCGATCGAAGGCACGATAGATCAAGCGATGGAGGAAATCAAGATGAAGCAACAGCAACCACCAGCGCCCCCACCACCTGATCCTGCAATGATTAAAGCGCAAATAGATCAGCAACGTGAACAATCACGGGTTGAGGCTGATTTGCAGATTGAACAGATTAAAACGCAAGGCGAAACAGCCTTAGAAGATCAGAAGCAGCGATTTGAGTATTGGAAAACTGAGTACGAAGCGCAGAATCGTATCAACTTAGCTAGGATTGCGGCAAACCCAGGCTACGACATTCCGTTGCTTGAACAACAAGAATCTGCAAACCAACAGATGATCGTATCGGTTGCCGAAAGTATGAAAGACGCAATTAGCCAAATGGCGCAGCTGCATCAGTCAATGATGCAATTGCAAGCGCAGACGATGCAACAGATTGAAGGCGTTAAAAACATTGTCGGCGCACCAAAACGGGTCATTCGTGGCGCAGATGGTAAGGTTGCAGGCGTTGAGGTTGTGCAATGACGCTTTATTATTCCAACGCAACAAGACACTCTCAAAACGAAGGGTTAATTACGTTTGCTGCGACTGGTTGTAAATTTAACTTGTACAACGGCACACAACCAGCCAATGCGAACACGGCGGTCACCAGTCAGGTGTTATTAGCAAGCCTGACAATACCTGGCGTGTTTGGCACGGATGTAAACGGCACGTTAACGCTTGGCGCTGTGACTAGCGCTGTGGCATTAAACGCAGGTACGGCTAGTTGGTTTCGCATATTTAAATCTGACAACACAACGGTCGTTTTAGACGGTTCTGTAGGTATCTCAAGCGCTGACCTTATCCTGAACAGCGTAACCATTGCGGCGCTGCAAACTGTAGCAATTACGGCAGGCACAATCATTAGGAATAATCAATAATGACTGTCATTGTTAAACATCCGTTTGTAAGCGCTGTGCCTGACGGTGTAGATGCGACTGTAGTGAGACCAAGCAATTGGAACGCAGACCACACGCTTTCAGGATTAGGTACGGCAGCGGAACTCAATGCAGGCGTTGCAGGCGGTGTTGCGACTCTTGATGGTGGTGGCAAAGTGCCTGTCTCTGAACTGCCAGCAGCGGTGATTGGAGGCGTGAGCTATCAAGGTACATGGAACGCATCAACAAACACGCCAACATTGACTTCAAGCGTAGGAACAAAAGGTTTTTATTATGTTGTTGCAGTTGCTGGATCGACAAACCTTGACGGTATCACTGATTGGATAATAGGCGATTGGGCAATATTTAACGGTTCGGTTTGGGAAAAAGTTGACAACACAGACGCTGTAACAAGCGTCAACGGATTTACAGGTGCGGTTGTTTTAACAGCTTCCGATGTTGGCGCACAGCCTGCGGGAACTTACGTTACCTCGGTTAGTGCGACTGCACCAGTTGCGTCGAGCGGCGGCATCACACCAACAATCTCAATGGCAGCTGCAAGTGCCGTTGTTGACGGTTATTTAACAAATACCGATTGGTCAACTTTTAACGCTAAACAAGCGGCTTTAATCAGCGGCACAAACATAAAGACAGTCAACAGCACGACTTTATTGGGTTCTGGAGATGTCTCTGTTGGTGTAACGTCTGTTAGCGGAACAGCGCCAGTTGTATCGTCAGGCGGTGCAACACCTGCTATCTCAATGGCTGCGGCTACTACATCAGTCGATGGCTATTTGACTTCAACCGATTGGAATACGTTTAACAATAAACAAGCCTCAGGCACTTATGTAAACTCTGTCTCGGCAACTTCACCTCTTACATCGACGGGTGGAGTAACACCGACACTTGCAATCCCAGCGGCAACTAGCTCAGTCAACGGTTATCTAACAAGTGCAGACTGGACTACATTTAACTCAAAAGGCTCGGTAACAAGCGTTGCTGCGTCAGTACCGTCTTTGTTAAGCGTATCCGGTTCACCAATAACTTCTTCGGGTACGTTAGCAATTACTTACAGCGGTACAGCGCTTCCCGTGGCAAACGGTGGTACTGGATTGACCGCAGTAGGCACGATTGGCAATGTTTTAACGTCAAATGGTAGCGTCTGGGTAAGTTCAGCGCCTGTAAGCAGCAACATCACAGCGCAAGGTTTGTTTGAAAATGCCGCAATTATTGCTGCAAACTACACAATTGGTTCAGGCAACAACGCTATAAGTGCAGGGCCAATAACCATTAACAGCGGTGTCGTTGTCACTGTTCCGTCGGGTAGCGTCTGGGTTGTCGTATGACGCAAGCCTTTCAGCTAAATGCGTTTCAGCCTAATGCGTTCCAAACGCTTACCGTTGAAGGTGTTTTAAATGCAACAGATGGCAACGATATTGGCGTTTTTGCAGGCACGGTTTCAGGCGGCACAATCCTTATTGACACGCACGACGATGGAAAGCGTAAAAAAGCAGAGGCGGCAGATCGTAAAAAGTTTGCAGAAAAACAGAAAGCAAAGCGTGACGAAATACTAGCTTTGTATGAGGAAATTGTTGAAGGCAAACCAAGAGTTGCTGAAGAAATTGCAGAGCCTTTTATATTAGTTGAGGCAACAATTGAAACACCAGCGGTGATTGATTTTGATGCAATGCTTGCGGATTTAGTAAGAGTTCAGCAGATTTACGACGCTTATATTGAAATGGATGACGAGGAGGTTTTAGCCCTGTTATGAGAAAAACTTACGTTTACGTTAACGGCGAATTAGTTGAAAAAGGTTCAAAAGAGCATTATGAGAGCCTCGGCCCAATGGTGATGCCTGACATTGCGCCCTACAAGAGCATGATTGACGGGTCAATGATTACAAGTCGGTCAACGCATCGTGAACATTTGCGCCAACATAATTGCTTTGAAGTAGGCAATGAAAAGATGGAAAACAAATTACCACCGCCGAAAGACACTCGACGGGAAGTGATGCAAGCCCAATTAGCCAACATGACGCACAAACAAGCTAATAAAATCCTTTCAGAAATTCGTCGTAAATTTACCTAAGGGGTATAAAATTGGAAAATACTGAACAACCAGATCGTCGGGAATTACTGTCACAGCAGTTCGACGAAGTTCAGAACGAAACACCAGTCGAACAAGTAAAAACGCAATCTGCACCTAAAATAGATGCGCCTGTTGAACCTGTAGCAGAGCCGCCCGTTTGGGAAAGACCGCCAGCATCGTGGAAAAAGGATTATCACGAAGCGTGGACAACGGCAGACCCAAAGCTCAAAGAATACGCATGGAAACGTGAAGAAGAAATGAAGGCAGGCGTTCAGCCTTTGCTTTCCAAAGCTCAATACGCTGACCAAATGCAGCAAGCGATTGAGCCGTACATGAACAACATTCGTGGGTTAGGCATCGAAGCACCACAGGCGGTCAAAGCCTTGATGGAGGCTGATAACGTCTTGCGCCACGGCTCACCACAACAAAAACAAGCATATT